CCAATTGACTTACCCCTAGAGGAGTACAAGGGTTGGACACATCCGTATAAAAATGGTGTGCCAATAGTCAAGAAGATGCCACCAGAATTAAGTAAAAAATACCTGTATAAGAGGATGCCAAAAGTTTACGATGCTTTGAACTCTTACGGGTCAACATCTTTTGTTGTGAACGAAGAATTGTTGGAAATTGTCAAGGAGTTTGACAAGAACGACCACCCTTACATACCTAAAACTGTAGACAGTGATGAAGTGAGTGAGTCCCTAAAGAGTCTTCTGAGTTTTAAAAGAACATCGGAATTTGTAGGGAAACAAGCGAAGAAGTGGTATTTAGCTAATGTCAGTCACCAGCTTTTAAAGAAAGGTCTAACAATTTCTCAGATAGACGGTAGAAGTAATACTTACAAGAAAAGAAAAGCCTCTGGATGGATGAAAAGTAAATCATCAGATGCCTTAGATATTGTAAGGGCATCTTCTAAAAGATATGAGTTTGACAGAGTCATGGATATGGCTTCTCTGTTGAATGATAAAGCCTTTCATTATGATTTTCAGTTAGACAGTAGAGGTAGGTTTTATCCAATTGTTAATTATTTTGAACCCACAGGCTCAGATTTAGCGAAGGGTCTATTAATGTTTAATCATGGGGTATGTTGGACTAAAGAGGTTGAAAGAGCTTTAGCAATACATACTGCAAATTGTGCAGGTGAGGACAAACTAGCAATGGATGATAGAATTCTTTGGACTTATGTCTGGATGCCTGAAATACTAGAGGCTTCTGAAGACCCTCTGAATTCTAAATGGTTAAGAGGATTTAGTGGTGACAAGAAGACTAAGTTTCAGTTAATATCTGCTATCTTGGAATGGAAGAAGTTAGAAGAACTGGGTAAGGATGAATATGTTTGTCATTTACCCATAGGTCTAGATGCAACCAACTCAGGGCTACAAATCTTATCCGTTATGACTAGGGATAGAGCAGGTGCTGAAGAGACAAATGTTATACAGCATCCAAGTAAAGAGATTGGGGATGCATATATGGTTATAGCGAGATCTGTTCTTGATGGTGGTTTCTCTTATAAGAGTTTTGAAGATTTGGGAGATAAGGCTTGGAGGAAACTTTGCAAAAGACCAACTATGTCTTACTACTACGATGCCGGTAGAGGTTGTATACAAGACCAAACTTTTGAAGATAGGCGTGACCACGGTTATGATTTATTGTCAGAAATGACTTATGATGACTCTTCATATATAGGCACTGCTATTTTTGATGGTGTTAAATTGGCATTCCCTAGACAAACACAGGCTAAGGATTTTCTAAAAAGAGGCGTTTGTGTATATTTAGAGAATAATGACAACAAGCCAATGATTACTTGGAAAACAGCTACAGGGTTTACTGCCTTTCAAAACTATGCAAAAACTTCTATTAAAAGAGTAAATTGTATGTTTGGAAGTAGACCTGTGAAGTTAAGTTATCAGATTTTTCTTGATGAGGCTAGAAAAACTGACCATGAGAGAGGCATAAGTGCTAATTTTGTACATTCTCAAGATGCATCTTTGTTAACTTTAGTTATTTGTAGGCTAGCAGAGTTGGGTGTAATCAATTTTATGATGATTCATGACCAGTTTTCAGTAAGTGCAGACAATTTAGAGTTACTTCTTGATGTATTTAAGGAAGTTTTTCAAGAAATATTTGAAAAAGACCAACTTGGGAGTACATTAGAGGACTTTGGACTTGAAGTTGAGGATGGTGTTATTGATTACGGTGATTTACAAATGGATGAGATTTCAAAATCCAAGTATATTATATCCTAATTATATGACATCTTATAGAGGATAGATTGCCATAGGAGAGCAAGAATGTCGAGTGAATTTACAGAATTATGTGAAATGTATGGGTTATCACCCGGAGACCCTGAGGCAATAGATAAGTTAATTCATTTTATGGGTGAACCTGATGGGGAAGAGGATACTTGGTACTTTAATGAAAATGCCGATGCGTTTGATCCCGATGAGGAGTTAAAACGTTTGGAGGAAGAGGATGATGAACGATGAAGTAAATAATCCAAAACATTATACTTCGGGAAAAATAGAAGCCCTAGACATTATTGAGGATTCAACTAAAGACCTCAATGGTCTAGAGGCTTTTTCAATAGGAAGTGCTTTAAAATATCTTATTAGATTTGATAAGAAAAACGACCCTATTCAAGACCTGCAAAAAGCAGTGTTTTATATTGAGAGGGTGATATTTGAAAGACAAAAGCAATCAAAGGAGGAAACATGAAAGCTTTAATAGATGCTGACATTATTGTTTATTGGTCGGCAAACCATTGCCAAACTAATTTCTATAATGTTATAGATAAAGATGGTGATGTTCTGAAAGAGTACGATAGTAAGAGACACGCTATAAGTGGTTTGGAAGATATAACTACCTTATGGAGATTACAGGCTACTGAGACAGAAGAGTCACCATATAGTATAGTTTCTGGAAAGATTGTTATTGAACCTTGGTCAGAATGTGTTGAGTTTATAACAGACTTCATAAAGAGTCTAGTTAAGAAGACAAAATCTAATGATTATGAATTGCATTTGTCAGGACACACTAACTTCAGAAAAGACATTGCAGTTACAAAACCATACAAAGGTAACAGGAAAGGTTATAAACCATTCTATTACCAAAAGGTTAGGGATTATCTTATTGATGAGTATGGTGCATTGGTATCTGAAGATGAAGAGGCTGATGATACATTAGCTATTGCCCAGACTAATGACAAAGAGAATACAGTGATCTGTACCATAGATAAAGATTTATGGACTATTCCGGGTGCAAAGTATGATTTCAAGAGAGAAGAATTAAGCTATGTCACTGACTACGATGGTATTAGACATTTCCAATACCAAATGTTGGCAGGTGACCCAGTTGATAATATACAGGGTGTTCCTAAGATTGGTCCTGTAAAAGCCAAAAAGATTTTGAATGATAATGAAGATATTCAAGATGCTTGGATTGTTATCAGAGAAGCATATAGGGATTCCTATAGTTATAACGCTGATAATGTAATGTTAGAGATGGGTAGACTACTTTGGATACGACACAATGTCGGTGAGATGTGGGATTTACCTGATTTTGAGGATGAATTAGACAAGAAGGAGGAAACCAATGGCTAATTTAGTTGAGAATGTGGAGTTAAACTGGTGTTTTTTAGACCCAAATAATCCACAAGAAAACTTCGAAAAACTTCAATGGTCTGTTACAGCTTATGTAGATAAGAAAGTAGCAGAGAAGTTTAAGAAGAATGGTTTCATTAGAACTTTGCGTCCTGTAGAGGACGCAGATGGTAATGAGACTGGACAGTATAAAGTCACATTTAAGCAAAATGCGAAAACATCTGCAGGTAAAGATTTAATGCCTCCCGGTGTTTTTACAATGACAGATAAGGGTACTGTTAAACCCTTAACGGGTGTTATTATAGGTAATGGTTCTGTTGGGACTATTTCCTTTGATACTTACGATTGGGAATTCAAGGGCAATAAAGGAAGGTCTATGAGCCTTAAAAATGTTCTTGTTACTAATCTTATACCTTACGAGAAATCAGACCCTGCAGGTTCAGAGTTTGGTGACTTGGACTCTGGTGCAGAATTTAATAAATCTAAGAAGGAAGAAGTAGATTTAGATTTTGAAGAAGAGGGTGACTATTAAGTAATTAAGAGAGGTTCGGGCTAAAACTACCTATCCGTGAAAGCGTAGTCCTCTCATTTATTTTTCTACGGAGGAGAAATGAAGAATAAAGAAAATACCCAAGAGGGTGTCTTCATTAGGCATGAGTCTTGTGAAGCCTGTGGTTCGAGGGATAACAAAGCCGTGTACGATAATGGCGACAAGATGACATATTTCTGTTTCGGATGTGAAGATACGGGGATATATATGGAAAAAGGTCAGGATATAAAATCTACACCTAAAGAATTTCATGTGTCTATGGAAACTATAGATGATATAAAAGATTATCCAATTAGAGGTTTCCGTGAACGCAAAATTAAAAAAGAGATAGCTGAACTTTACGATGTGAGAGTCGGATATTCGGAGGATGATGGTAAGACTATTAAGTACCACTACTACCCTATAACTAACAAAGGTAAGATAGTTGGTTATGAGAGAAGAGATCTCAAGGATAAAAAGTTTCTTGCTATTGGGTCTGTTAAAAATAAAGACGAGTTCTTTGGACAATCTAAGTTCGCTCCCGGTTCTTGTAAAAGAATTGTTGTTACAGAGGGTGCTATAGATGCAATGTCTATTCAACAAGTTTGGAAAGACAAGGGTCAGGAGTGGGCATCAGTTTCAATTATCAATGGAGCCCAAGGGGCATACAAACAGGTTGTCTCAAATCTAGACTACCTTAATTCTTTTGATGAAGTTGTATTTCTATTTGACCAAGATGAGGCAGGACAAGATGGTGCAAAAACTTGTGCTAGGTTAGTTAGAACAGGTAAAGCCAAGATTGGAATTTTAGGAAGATACGGTAAAGACCCTTCTGATTATCTAGTTGCAGGTAAGACCTATGAATTAGAGAAATCAATATGGAATGCAGAGATGTATTCCCCTGCAGGCATTGTTAATTCTGCAGATACTTGGGACTTATTCAATGAAGATAGAAGAGAGGACTCTGTCCCATACCCTGATTGTTTTGCTAATGTAAATAAAATGACATATGGCAGAAGAACTGGTGAACTTACTATTTTTACAGCAGGTACTGGTTCTGGTAAGTCTACTTTTGTTAAAGAAGATATTTACCATTTAATTATGACCACTGGCTACCAAATTGGCGTAGTGTCCCTTGAGGAGTCCATACGAGAGACTTTAGACGGCATAGTAGGGGTACACTTGGATAAGAGAATAAACCTCCCAGATGTCGTATTTGACCGTACAGGGGAAGAAGGCTTAAATGCTTGGAAAGAGGTAGCAGGTACAGGTCGTCTTTTATTATTAGACCATCAGGGGTCAGTAAGTGATTCGACCCTTATGGATAAGATAGAATTTATGGCTGCATCTGGCTGTAAGTTTATATTCCTAGACCACATAACTATAGCAGTTAGTGAGGTTGATGGTAATGTAAATGAAGCTATGGATAAGGCAATGTCGGATCTCTTGAAGTTATGTAAAAAGCATAATGTATGGATTGGAGTGGTCTCTCATTTGAGAAAAACAAGTGGAGGTAGAACTTTTGAAGAGGGTGCCCCTATAACAGAGGATTCCCTAAAAGGGTCTGGAAGTTTAAAGCAGATAGCTTTTCAAATTATTGGATTCTCTAGGAATAAGTACTCGGAGGACGAGACTGAGAGGCAAAGAGTTAGCATATCAGTATTAAAAAACAGGTTTACAGGACATACTGGACCTGCAGGAAATGCCAGATATGATAATATAACAGGTCGCCTATATAGCACTCCTTCGGAGTTTGAATAGGAGTAGGGTATGAAAACTGTTATCCATGTTAATCAACATGTCATAAAACGAAATGCTAAAACTGGGGAACGAAATCCAGTTTTAACTTGTAAAACTTATAAAGATAATAAATATGCCCACGAGGCAGTTATCAAAGGAAACTCAAAAGTTGTCTATAGACCAGATAAACCACTACCTTGTGGGGCTAAGGTTTGGATAGAAACGGAAAGCGAAGTGGAGTTGAAGTGATGAGAAAAATAGTTTTTGATGTAGAGTCAGACGGCTTTGTCAATGAGGCTACCAAGGCATGGTGTATTTCTACTTACGATATAATGAATAAAACTTCAGTTACTTTTTCAGATAATGATTCTAGCTGTCCCTCTATCTCTGAGGGTCTTAAATATATAGCTAAGGCTGATGAGTTAATAGGTCACAATATCATTATGTATGATATACCTCTTTTAGAAAAACTCTTTAATTTTAAAACTGATGCAAGATTCGTTGATACTTTTTTGATGAGCCAGTTATTAAATTTCAATAGATGTCTAGGTAGATACAAAGGTAGACACGGTTTAGAAATGTGGGGTGAACACTTTGGTGTTTTAAAACCTTCACAAAACCAATGGTTACGATTTGAATCCTCTATGCTAGGAAGATGTGAGCAGGATGTCCTAATTAATGTTAGGGTCTTCCATGCTCTTCTTAAAGAATTTAAAGAGTCTGGTATTTCTAAAGAGGTTCTAAATCGTGAATTCAGAATAGCTAAGATAAGTGCAAGACAGGTTAAAAATGGATGGCTGGTAGATAAGGATCTCGCTGATAAACATTTAACATTCTTGACTAAAGAGATTGACAAACTTAGAGATAAGA